TGCCATGTCAAATTGCCACATTTGATGTTGCTTGAATGTTGAACCCCCCAATGAAAACGGCTATTTTTGTAAACTTGAGCAAACTTTATGGGTATTGCGTTTTCTGCCTTGCGCATGACTTATGCGCATGATTTGCGCAGTCGGATACTGCATGGGCGCGATGCACGCGGGCGTGTGCAACGGGCTTCGCGCGTTTCTTTATCCAGTCACCTGCGCGCGGGAACGGGGTTGGCCTTGATTGCGCCCTGGTAGTGGATCCACAGCGCCAGGCCGGCCTTGCACCTGGCGCCGTAGCCCATTCCGGCGGCGATGCAGTGCTGGCAGTGGAAGTGGTTGGCGTTTTAAGCCTGGGCCAGGGGTGTAATTGCGGACCGGGTTCGGAATTAGATTGGCCACGCTTCAGTGAGCTGCATTTTTTACTCCTGTTGCAAAAACCGTTTCGCCATAGGTACAGCAGGGTGATCAGGGCCCCGGCTGTTGGGGTGTGTGATCGCCTGCTCCAGACAAGAGGGCCATCTGCCCGTCCAAGTCCCAAGTCCCGCACCGTGCGGCTTTTTCCAATGAGGGGCCAGTCAGTCTCCAAACGCGCTACTCAGTCACATTCGCGTCCAGATTGCTGCAGTCGCTGTGCCTACGCTGCTTTGGGCGGTCGTTGGTCGTTCGCCACCCAGTGTCATTACTCCAAGCGCCCCATGCAAGGCCACTGCTATCGTGTGGAGTACGGTGTTTCTTGGGTAGCCCATGCAGGCCCGTTATGCTTTTTACGCCAGCACCCGTAGCGTTTTTGGTGTGGCTAGATTCCTCTGTCGAATATCTCCTTGCCTGAAAATCCGACCTCGTGCTCTATCTTTACAACGAAGTAGGCAAAGTCTGTTTTTCCTGCTGCAAAAGACTCAGCAGCAAGTGACCTGGCTTGCTCAACGGCCTCTTCTTTGGTTGGGTAGATGACTGTGAAGCGGCAGGATGTTTGTTCGCGCAGGCTGCGGAACACTGCCCAATGGTTGGTTCTGATCTCCGCAATGTTGGCGCGTCTGCGGGATGTAAGCTCTGCTTCGTTGGTTGATGTAGTAGCCATTTGTTTCCTGATGTGACGTCCAGAAAGCAAAAAACCCCTTAATGAGATGCTTTCCGTGGGCCACGCCACGGCTGGTTTCCCAGTAAAAACACCTTATTAAGGGGTTTGATCTAGATTGGCGTGGCCCAATGACAAAAAAATTCTACATCAAATTCAACAGGACAGCAACATCAAAATGGATTTTAAAGTAAAATTAGCCCTATGCCAAACGTCATAAATGCAAACAAGTCAGAAAAAGAGGGTGGTCACCCGGTGACCTGCCTCGGTAAAGAGTTGACTTTGCCCTGGCCTCCCAAGGGGCTCAGCCCAAACGACAGGATCCACTGGGCTGCCAAGTCCAAGATCACCAAGGCTTACAAGCAGGTTTGCTGGGCGCTGTGTAAAGAGGCTGGAATGGTGGCGCCTGATTCGCAACGGATCGCGCTGTGGATTGATCTGTATCCACCGGATCGACGTGGGCGGGATGATGACAACATCATTGCCAGCTTCAAGGCGGGGCGAGATGGATTGGCGCTGGCGCTTGGGGTTGACGATAAGCGGTTTGTTCTAAAACCGTTTGTCAAGGACCAAGTAGGCGGATACATCAAGGTACGGTTGACTTCTCACCAGGAGAGCGCATGAGTCACAGTCACTACTTCCGAGATGTCTCGAACCTGCAACAGATTGACGTCTACCGGATCCTGGAGTTGTTCGAGGTGGTATGCCCGGTGGCTCAGCACATTGTCAAGAAGGCCCTGGCCGCGGGCAAGCGTGGTGCCAAAAGCCCGGCCCGCGATATGCAAGACATTGCCGATAGTGCCAACCGCTGGCTGGAGATGCGCCAAGAAGATGAATTGGCACAGGTTGATGCAAAGCCGTTTTTTTACAACTCCGCTTTGGCTCCAACAATCAGGAAGTGTTGATCTATGGCAACTGGACGTTCAATGCAGGAGCGCTACTTTAGCGCACGGATGACAAGTAACCTGAGGCTTACTCCCAATACGATTGGCGCGGCCGATGTTTTGATTGCCTCTGGCATTGTTTCCAGGCGTAGCGAAAAAATGTCTGTCGCGCTGGAAGTGTGGGGTGTACTGGCATCAGATCACATGACTGGCGGCCGTAAGGTTTCCGAGATGCTGGGAAGGTGGCTTAGAAAGCGTTCTTTCGCGCGCGATAAAAGAGCGATGCCAAAGTTGGCCGCCAATGATCTGGCGATGACGGTGCTGAAATGGTGGCGTCACCCGGCTTGCCTGACCTGTGGCGGGCATGGCCACCCGCTGATCTTGAATTCTCCCATTGTGGACGAGAGCCGCGCTTGTCCGGCCTGCCTTGGTACCGGCCAAATTCCAATGAACCGCCTGGTGCGCACCGAGTACGTGGAGGACGCCCACTGGCTCAGCGGCGAGATCGACACACTGTGCCAACTGGTGTTTAGCGAGATGGCCCGAGAAATTCGAAAAGACGTGGAATTGTCTTAAGAATTGGATGTTGACTTTCTTGCAAAAGTTATGTTTTCTGTTATATTACGGGTAGCTACAAAGCTGGACAGACAGACCCGGCACTAAAACAAGCTGGTTTTCAGAGGAAAACCGACTTTGAAATTTAATAGCGCAGGGTACGTAGCACACAGAGTGCTACACACCACGGGACTGGCAACCCCCTAACAGCATCAATTAGCCTTATACACACCTTCTCCCTGTGTCCAGTAATGGACTTCGCCCCTGTTGAGGCAACTCCAGGGGCTTTTTTTATTAGTGCTCTAAGCGCGAGCGAGGAGGGTGAGACGCAATGTCGCCAGGCAGTTAGAGATAGAGTTGAGGAGCTTGAACTGCTATGAATAATGAAGAAACCAAAAGCGGCCCAGATTGGGAGCTGATTGAATTCCATTACCGCGCTGGAGTGATGACAGTACGCCAGATCGCCAAAGAGTTTGGCGTTTCTCATACCGCCATCCAGAAGCGAGCAACAAAGCTCATGTGGGAGCGCGACCTTTCAGAAAAGATTCGCCAGACAACCCAAAACATGGTTGCCACTCAAGTGGTTGCCAAATCGGTTGCCATGGAAACCAAGTTGTCTGAGGCGCAGGTTGTCAAGGGCTACAGCGACATCGCCGCAAGTGTTGATATGGAGCACCGTGAAGCTGTTGCGCTGACGATGTCAACCATTTACGGGCAGGCAAAAGAGATTGCAGATTTGGGTGACCCGAAGTTCAAAGAGGGCCTGGAGGCTTTAGCTGAGCGCTTGGCTGGCTCTGCAACAGATCGAGACCTTGATATGTTCCGTTACGTAATCAGCCTGGCTGGACGGGTTAAGTTGTCCAAAGAAGTTGCATCGGCGCATGGAGTTTACATACCAATGCAGCGCAAGATGTTTGGCCTGGATTTGGAAAAGGCAAGCACTGCGGCTTTTGAGGACTTGCTGAGGTCAATTGGCAACGATGAGTGATGGTCTCAAGCCAGGACTAACGCGCATAGTTGACAGCCTGGAGGTCTTCGGTGCGCACTGCCTTAAGATTGCCGACAAGTCGGGCAAGACGGTTCCTCTGGTCCTTAACCGACCGCAGCGGTACTTGCATGAGAGGCTCGAGGCGCAGCTCAAGGAGACCGGCAAAGTCCGGGCGCTGGTGCTCAAGGGTCGCCAGCAAGGGGTATCGACTTACGCTGCGGCCAGGTTTTATCACAAGACAACAACGGCGTTTGGCAAGAAGACCCTGATCGTGGCGCACCAGCAAAAGAGCACCAGTGGGCTCTTTGATATGGTGAAGATGTACCACAAGTACAACCCGATGGGGGTGTCAACAGAGAAGTCCAACGCCATTGAGTTGGTGTTTGACAAGCTGGAGGGGCGCTATTCATTGGCCACCGCCGGTACCGAGGACGTGGCCCGCGGAATGACGGCGCAGATGGCGCATCTGTCCGAGTTCGGATTTTGGTCGAACGGGCAAAAGCATATGGCCGGCCTTGGAAATGTGGTGCCAGATGTGGACGGCTCAGAGATCATTATTGAGAGCACAGCCAACGGCATTGGCAATGCGTTTCATTCGCTGTGGCAGGAGGCCGAAGCGGGCCGGGGTGAGTACATCGCGGTGTTTCTGCCGTGGTTCTGGACTGATGAGTACCGGGCCAATGTGCCCGAAGGATTTCAGCCGAGCGACGAAGAAGTCGGGCTGATGAGGGCTTATGGCCTGGACAACAAGCAATTGCAGTGGCGCAGGAACAAGATCAGCAGCTATGGAGATGGCTTTTCCTGGTTGTTCATGCAGGAGTTCCCGTGCTGCGCCGCTGAGGCGTTTCAGACGAGCTCAAAGAATCCATTGATCAGTCCGGCCAACGTGATGACCGCGGTGAACAGCAAGTATCTGGACATGAATGCCCCGCTGGTGATCGGCTGTGACCCGGCCGGTGATGGTATCAATGATGCTGACCGAACAGCAATTGCCTTCAGGCGTGGCCGGGTGTGTTTCAGGTTGGAATATCACAGTGGTTTGAACACCATGCAGATCGCTGGTCTATTGTCGGAATACAACCGAGACATGCAGCCAGACATGATATGTGTCGACAAGGGCGGCCTGGGCGCTGGTGTTTATGACCGCTTGCAGGAGTTGAGTGTGCCGGTGATTGGCGTAAACAACGCGACCCGGGCGACCGACCATGAGCGCTTTGAGAACAAGCGGGCCGAGATGTGGTGGATCATGAAAGACTGGTTCGATGATCAGCCTTGCCGGATACCGAACAACGCGGCTCTGATCAGTGACTTGACCGCTCCGCAACCGAAGGTGAGCTCCAACGGCCGCAAGCTGTTGGAGAAGAAGGAAGACATGGCCAAGCGACAGGTGCGAAGCCCAGATGGCGCAGATGCACTGAGCTTGACATTTGCAGAACCTGTGGCTTTCAGAGACCACTATTTACCGGGTGCCAGAGAGGCATCCAAATCAGCTGCAACCAGCGCAGGATATTAAGGAAACATCATGGCAACAACCCAAGAAGTCGAAGCTGACCGCAATGCATTCCAGCAAGCCTGGGACCGTCTCACGGCCGGGAACATCGATGACCCAAAGAGTGAGGCGTATAGGCGTTACCGAGATGCCAATGGCGCTATTCAGGATAAGCGCAATTCAGATGCCGACCTGGTCGCCATGCAAAGCCCAAAAACTGAACCTGCCGCTGGCCCGACCGAGGCTGATGTGAAAGCCAACATGTCAGAGGCATCCAAAGACCTGCAGATTACGCCTGAAATGACCAAGAATGCCGAGGCTGAGGGCGAGTCGGACGCATGGAAAGAGCAATTTGCAGACAAAGCCATGGCAGAAAAGCCGGTTGCGGTGGTCAAAGAAACCATCGTGAAAGCCCCGGTAAAAGTCATTGCCAAACCGGTGGTCGCTGTTCCATTGGGCGAGTCTTCCAAAGACCGAGCCGCCAAGAAGCCGGTTGTCGCAAAGCCTGAGATCAAGCAAAATACGTTTGGCAGCAAATTACCCATGCCAAATGGTGTGATTGAGCAGCTGAAGTATGTGTTGCAGGGCAAAGACTATGTCGAGCCAGTGGACGAAACGGAAACGCTTGACGAGTTGGACAAGCCCAATACGTTTGGTGCAATGTACTCTGTGCCAAAAAGTACAACTGAGCAGATCAAGATGATTTGGGAGGGCAAGGATTACAAGCCCTCTTCTGGCATCAAAATCAATCCGCTGAAAAAGTAAGCCATGAGCGAAGACATGCAGTACGCGCTTGCGGCACAAGAGGTGTTCTCCGGTCAGGAGTCACCAACTGTGCTGGATGGGCTTGCCCCACGTCTGCTGCAGGAGTTTGCCCAGGCTGAGGTGGATCGCCGCGAGACCGAGCAGCGCTGGTTGAAGGATTTGCGTCAGTACAAGGGTCAATATGACCCCGAAGTGCTTGCTTTGATTGGGCCCAAGCGCTCCAGGGCGTTTGTGCGCAAGACGCGTGTAAAGGTCAAGACGGCAGATAGCCGGGTATCTGATTTGCTTTTCCCGGCGGGCAGCGATAAGAATTGGGAAGTTGACACCACACCCGTGCCAAGTGTCTCGAAAGAGGAGCGCCAGGCCATCATCAAGCAAATGCAGCAGCAGGCCAAAGCCATGGCGGCTCAGGGCCAGCAGATGCCGACGCCACACATCACCAAGAAGATGGTGGACGATGCGGTGCTGAAGCTGTGCAAGGATGCCTCAAAGGGCATGAGCAAGGTCATTGACGACCAGCTCAGCGAGATTCGCTACAAGCAGATTTGCAAGCAGGTGGTGCATTCTGGCCACTTGTACGGCACCGGTGTGCTCAAAGGCCCATTGGTTGAGCGTCGCATTCGCAGCAAGTTTGTCAAAGAAGACGGCAAGTGGATTGAGAAGAGCGAGAACTACGTGGTTCCGTTTGTGGATTACGTGCCGCTATGGCGCTTTTACCCGGACATGGGCGCTGATTCTCTGGAGACTTGCCGCTATGTCTACGAGCGTCACCAGATGATGCACTCTGACTTGGCGGAATTGGCGCAACGCAAGTCGTTCAATGGCAAGTCCATCATTGACTATCTGAAGTCGCATCCGAGTGGCGAAGTGACGCAGAAGTTGATCGATGCCCAGCTCAAGGAAATTGGCGACAGGTTGACCAAGCAGGGTGATAGCGGCGGAAAGTATGAGGTGCTGGAGCGCTGGGGCTGGCTGTCGGGCGAGGACTTGCGTGAGGTAGGGGTTAAGGTTGATGACGACCGCTTGCATGAGAGCTTTTTCTCGAACATCTGGCTGTTGCCCAATGGAACGGTGATCAAGGCGGTGTTGCAGCCGATCAATGGCGTGACATGGCCGTACCATATTTACTACTTTGACAAAGATGAAACCAACATCTTTGGCGAGGGCTTGAGCTCAGTCATGCGCGATGACCAGACGATGATGAATGCATCGACCCGGCTGATGCTGGACAACGCGGCCATCACATCAGGGGCAATGCTGGAGGTGACCACAGGGCTGCTTTCCAACATGACCAACGCCACCGAGATTGAGCCTTGGAAGATTTTTTACCGCAATGCGACCAGCCCGGGTTCTGCGGCGATCCGGGCGATTGAGCTGCCGTCGCGGCTGAATGACCTGTCTGGGCTGGCTGACCGCTTTGAGAACAATGCTGACGAGGTGTCTGCGATCCCACGTTACATGACGGGTGAGAACGTAGCCAGCGGCGCCGGCGGAACGGCATCTGGCATGAGCATGCTGATGGGTGCGGCCAACATCATGATCAAGGATTTGATCAGCAACTGGGACGAGGGCGTAACGCAGTCGTTCATTGGCGCGATGTACCGCTGGAACATGCAGTTTCACCCAGACAACAGCATCAAGGGTGACTTTGATGTGAAAGCCCGTGGCACAGCAAGCCTGGTGGCGCGCGAGGTGCGAGCCCAGCAACTGGACAACTTCAGCCAGATGGTTGCTAACCCGATGGACGCGCCATTCATCAAGCGTGACAAACTGTTGCGTCAACGTGCTGAAGCACACGAACTAAGCGATGTGATCAAGACCGAGGATGAGGTGGCGGTTGAGCAGAATAATGGCGCCATGCAGCTACAGCAACAGCTACAGCAGAAACAGATGGAATTGACCATGGCCGAGCTGCAGCAAAAGGTCGCCTTGTTAACCGCCCAGGCGGCTAAAGCTAGCGCTGAAGTAGAGTTGATCATGGCCAATGCCACGGCATCCAAAGTGAAATCGGTCTACAGCGCTTTGCAAGCAGGAGGCGTGGCCACAAGTAGCCCACAGATTGCCCCGGCCGGTGATGAGATCCTGCGCAGTTCTGGCTGGCGTGACGCAACGCCTGAAACATCGATTGCCCAATTTGGTGGCCCACCGGTACAGACAGATCAACAGCCCAGAAACACAAGTCCGATGCTGCCAGCGCAGGCTACAGCGCCACAGGCCGGTCCAGTTGAGGCACCAGGTTTGAAAGCGCCAAGCGCTGCGGTTGGTGTGAATGCTGGTATTGAAACCCCGGCCATCGAATGAAAAAAGACGAGACCATACTGATACAAGAGCGCCTGATCGAGGCGACACGCACAGTGCGCCAGTACGCAGGGAGCGATTGCTCACGCCATGTGATTGAGATGTTGGATTGCCTGGCCCGTAGCTATGTGCTCGACTTGGTGAATGTGGATGTAGATGGCCTGGTCAAGCTGCAAGCAGCCATCAAGCAGGTGTACGCGATCCGTAGTGTGCTGGATGATAATGGCCTGGATATACCAAAGATTTGATCTCTAACCCCTGACAAGACAAGGCCGCTTCATTGCGGCTTTTTTACGCCAGGATAGTCACGAGTCCCGAAAGGGCTCTTTTGCCCCTGAAAGGAAAAACCATGGCAACCAAAGCAAAGCAAAAGCAAGACGGCGAAGATTTCTCGTCTGTATTCAACGGCGAAGACATGCCGCAAAAAACACAAACTGAGGATGAAGCGTTTGGCATTACGCCTGACGCTGAGTCTCCTGAAGAAGACCAGGCTGAAGGCGTTGAAGAGCCCGGCGAGACCCCGACTGACACCTCTGCCGCTGAAGGTGATGCGGCTGGTGGAGAGACCGGCTCTGCACCCGCTGTGGCGGTTGTGATTGAGCCCAATGCAGATGCGTCTGGTGACGTGACGGGCGATGAGCCCACCGACCCCAAAGACATTCAACGCCAGAAGTCTTGGGAAGGTCGTCTGAAAGCCAAAGAAGCCGAGCTCAAAGCACGCGAAGAGGCGCTGAAGTCTGGCAAGACCAGTGAGCCCGGCAAGACCAGTGAGCCTGGTGAGCCCGGTGAAACCACAGAGCAAGAGGCTGCTGAGCCACAGGTCACAGAAGCCCTGGAAGATGCAGCGCAAGCGGTTGAAAGTGGCGACATGACTTTTGACCAGGCTATGGCCGCCTTGGCCAACGACTTCGGCCCTGACTTCACCAAGATGCTGGGGGTGCTGATCACCAGCAAGGCCGGTGATATTGTCGGCAAGATGGTTGATGAGAAGACCGGCGCTGTTAAAGGCGAGCTCGATGGCTTGGTTAGCGAGTTGATGAGTGAAAAAGAGAAGCAGCACTACGAGTCAATCTCTGAAGCTCACCCCGACTTTGTTGCAGTGGCTGGAAGCCCCGAGTTCAAACAGTACATCGACAACCTACCAGAGGCTGACAAGGCTGCGGCACTGAACGTGATCGGCAACGGCAGTGCCAAGCAGATCAATGCGCTGCTGGCCACCTACAAAAACTCGTCGGCCGAGGAGTCTACCGAAGACGCCAAGACCGAAACCACGGAGCCCGATGAGTCTGCCATGAGCGCAGCTGAAGGCGTGCGCTCCAAGGGTATGAAGATCCCCGAGAAACCCGCCAAGGCTGATGACTACGAAGCGGCCTGGAACGAATTCTCTTGATTCTGGCGCAAGCCAAAACCATTGCTCGGTTGGTTACCTAGCCGCCTTGCACAGTGGGCGTTATCACTGTGCATTTTGGAGCACGACACCGGTCGCGCTGCATGGTCATTCGGGACAAGCTAACAGGCTCCCCAAAGGAATGCGCCAGGGCTGCATACGGCATTACGCGTTGGTTCGCTCCTTTTGATACGGCTCCTTGCGGAGCTTTTGTTTTTTTATCTTAAGGAAAAATCATGGCTAGTATTGTTAACTCGGGCTACGGCTCGATCTCCCCTCGTGTTGCCGCTTATTCAGCAAAAGAGCTGCTCAAGCGCGGCCTCCCTTACCTGGTGTTTGAGAAGTTTGGCCAACCCAAGACCCAACCAAGCAACAGCTCGAAGGTTCAAGTCTTCCGTCGCTACACCGCACTGCCTTTGGCAACCACGGCGCTGACTGAAGGTGTGACACCTGACGGCCAAACCTTGACAAAGACCGACGTCACAGCCACTCTGTCTCAGTACGGCGACAAGATCACCATCTCCGATGTGATCATGGACACCCATGAAGACCCAGTGCTCAATGAGTCGATCACCCTGTTGGGCGAACAAGCTGCGCAGACCATCGAAGCCATGCGCTTTGGTGTACTCAAGGCCAACGTGAACCCGATCTTCGCCAATGGCGTCGCCCGCAGCGCTGTCAATACGACCTTTACCCTGGCTCTGCAGCGTTCTGCGGTGCGTAACCTGAAGCGCAATAACGCTCGCCCGATCACCGCGATTGTGCGTTCGACACCAAGCTTCGGAACGGAAAACGTGTCGCCTGGGTATGTGTGCGTTTGCCACCCTGACCTGGAAGGCACGATCCGCAGCTTGGCAGGCTTCACACCGGCTGAAAAGTACGGCACGATCACTCCTTGGGAAAATGAGATCGGCAAGATTGACGATGTTCGCTACCTGACCACTACGATCTGTGCAGCTTACACCGCAGATGCTGACAAGGGTGGTTCGGTTGGTGCGATGATCCCCAATGCCACCACAGCGACCAATGCAGCCGTTTACCCGATGGTCTTCCTGGGTCGTGATGCTTACGGCATTGTGGCTTTGAAGGGTCAGTATGCGGTGACGCCGATGGTGGTTAACCCCAGCCCGTCTGATTCTGATCCTTTGGCCCAACGTGGTCATGTGGCTTGGAAATCTATGCAAACGTGCGTTATCTTGAATGATAAATTCATGACCATCGTAGAAACTGCAGTTCCTAACTGATCGATAACGACATAGGTCTGCACCGCCCACCAGAGCAATTTGGTGGGCTTTTCTTTGGCCCTTCTGGGCCATTTTCATATCTAGAGGTAACCAAATGGCCACCAAATCTGAAATCACTACCCTTGAAAACACTGTTGAACAAGCTGCTGCGCCAGCACCCGTTGCTGCGCCCGGCTTGCCAGGCGCATCTGGCAAGCGCGCCATCCTGACCATTTATTCTGGCCAGGGCGAAGACGGCATGCAAGACGTGGACTGCGGCATCAACGGTTATGGCTTCCAAATCAAACGCGACATTCCGGTGAATGTCCCAATCGAGTTGGTCGAGGTGTTCAAAAACGCAGTAACAACCGTCTATGACGCACGGGGCGTGCCAACGAATCGCCCCCGTTTTGCCTACTCTGCAACGCCGGTTTAATCGGTACAAGCCATGAACCTCGATGCTTTCAAACCCTTGGTGTTGGCCGAGGTGATTGGCTGCCCTGACCCCTTGCTGAACCAGGCCATTTTGATGGCTGCGGCACAGCTATGCCGCGAGTCGATGGCCTGGACTGAGTTTCAGGACCCAATACGCCTGGTTGATGGGGTATCTGATTACGGCATTGATGTGCCAACAGGCGCCAACTTGCTGACGGTTCGGGATGTCTGGGTGGGTAACCGTCGGCTAGAGGCGCGTGTCTCTCAGTTGATCGTCCCTGGTGAGCAGTCGAGCGTGCCGATGTACTACAACATGGCGCGAGATCGGTCGTTACTGAGCGTATTCCCGATGCCCATGGCGTCGAATGGAGCCACATTGTCGGTACGGGCTTGTTATTTTCCGCTACCAACAGCGACCACGCTACCTGATTTTCTGGGGCAAGACTACATGGATGCCATCGCCAGCGGCGCCAAGGCTCGCCTGATGATGATGCCAAACGTGCCGTGGAGCAACCCGAATCTGGGAGATTACTACCGGAATAATTTTGATGCTTCCCTCATTGAGGCGCGCATTGAAGAGATGCATGACCGGGCGCCAGGTCGATTGACGGTACAGCCGCGCAGCTTCGGCTTCTAACTAATGAATCCCCCAACCAACCCGCTTCGGTTTGTTTTTGTATTTATGGAGACCTTATGACCATCCTTGCCCAATCCATCATTCATCGCGCAACTGACCTGCTGCAAGACCAGACCTCGGTGCGTTGGCCAGCGAATGAACTCGTCCGCTGGCTCAACGACGCACAGCGCGCGATTGTCAAAGTGCGCCCAGATGCGATGAACACCAAGGCGCCGTTTCGCTGTGAGCTTGGCACCCGGCAAAGCCTGAAAAGCGCGACGGCCACAGGGGGCTTAACTCCTTTGACGCCGGCGCCTGCCAAACTGATCGAGATCACGCGAAACCTGGCGGCCACATCGGCCAAGAAAGCGGTGCGCCTGGTGCCGCGCGAGATTCTGGATGCACAAACGCCCGGCTGGCACGGCATCACGCCAGTGGTGGATGTGCTGCACTACATGTTCGACCCGCGCGACCCGACCGCGTTCTATGTTTACCCGCCCGCGACCATCCTGGCCGAGCTGGAGGTGATGTACTCAGCCTACCCGACCGACATCACCGAGCCTGCCGATGGCGCGCTCTATACCGCCGTGACCGGCAACCTCTCGCTGCCTGACATCTATGCCGACGACGTGTTGAACCTGATCATGGCAAAGGCATACAGCAAGGACAGTGAGTACGCAGGCAACGAAGCGCGAGCCGCGGGCTACATGAATATGGTCACGGCATCGCTGGGCGCCGAGATCGCCGCCACTATCGCAGTTGCTCCGAAACAAAAACCATGATCCTACTTGAAGCCCTCATTAAGCTCGACGCATGGGTGCTGCGCGTCGCTACCTTTGGCAAATCCAAGCCCGGTGAAACCATCAGCGCCGCAGCGTGGGATTTGTACCTTGCGGGAAAGTGGCAGGGAAAAGTATTTGTGCCGATCATCGATCTGCTGTTCCGGCCATGGATGCGTGAGCACTGTCGCAAGACGTGGGTGTGGCAAGCAACTTTGTATCAAGAAAGAAACCAATGACTGATGGACAAACACTTTTTAACGTCGCCGTTGGCCTTGTTGGGCTCTTCGGAGGCTACTACATGAACAGCGTGAAGGACAGCATCAAGGCATTGCAGGCCACCGACCACGGCCTGATTGTGAAACTGCAAGGCATTGAGGTTTTGGTGGCCGGTACGTACATCAAGCGCACCGAATTCGACAAGCTCGGGGCCGCACTGTTTGACAAGCTGGACAAGATTGAATCAAAGCTGGACAGCAAAGCCGACAGGCACATGTGCGAGCAGATACACAATAGGCAACGAAATGATGGCGGGATTTACTCATGATGAGACTCACCTCACATTTTTCGGTCGAAGAATTTGTAGCCAGCCAGACCGCCGACCGGCGCGACATAGACAACTCTCTGACAAGCAATCTGTTAGCCAACGCCAGGCACACATGCGAGCAGTTGGAGCAGGTGCGCAGTCTGCTGGGTAACTTGCCGGTGTTGATCAGCAGTGGGTACAGGTCGCCCGAGCTTAACCGCGCCGTAGGTGGCAGCAGGGGTAGCCAGCACATGCTCGCGCAGGCGGCTGACTTTACGTGTCCCGGCTTTGGCTCGGTCGCCGACATCATCGACAAGATCGTACAGAGCGACGTACCTTATGACCAACTGATCAGAGAGTTCGCAACCGTGCCGGGGCGTGGCTGGGTGCATATCAGCTTCACGATGCTGCCACCACGCAAGCAAGTGTTGATCATCGATGCCAATGGGAGCAGGGCTTACGCATGAACTGCCTCGACTACGCACTCACCCGCTGGGCCGACGATGGCGGTGGCTTGGTGCTGGTCGCCTCGCGCCATTGGTGCATACCGCATGTGCAGCACAAGTCAAACGATGGCGTACTGACGGAGTACCGACCGCCAAACGATCTGCCTGCGCCGTGGCATAGCTTGTTCGGATTTGATGGGGCAATCGTTGAAGTCTCGGAGCACGATCACCGCAAGCCCCAGAACACGATCTGCATGTTTATTGGCACGTTGATTTTGTTGGTGCAAGGCAGTTTGTGGGCAATCAAAAGGGCGTTTAGATGAGTGAGTACAGCCAAAGAATGGTGACAGAAGCAGCAGCAGAGCGGTGCATTGCACACAGCTTGCAAGAGCAGTTAGCCGCGCACCGCGCCGAACTGGCTAACCTACGCACAGAAGTAGCGATTAAACATCTTGACGTGCTGCTGCTAGAGAGACGCATTGCGCGTAAAGATTTCGATCACGAAGACCGGCGAGTTGGCGCGTTCCCACGGGGCAAGAAGTTTTAGGAGAACCGAATGGACTGGATGAAAACACTCAAGGGCCTGGCCCCCACCGTGGCCTCAGCTTTCCTTGGGCCTCTCAGCGGCGTTGCAGTCGCCGCTATTGGCAACCTGCTGGGCGTGTCTGACGCAACCCAAGACAAGATTGCTGATGTAATAAAAAATGGTCAGCTTACGCCGGAGCAGATCGGCGAGATCAAAAAGCTTGAGTTGCAATACCAAGAAAACGAGAAAGAGCGAGGGTTCAAGTATGCTGAGCTTGAGTTTAAGCAAGACGAACTGATCGGCAAAGACCGCGCAGACGCTAGAGCGATGCAGGTCGCCCTACAGTCAAAGATGCCAGCCATTCTCACCATCATGGTGACTCTAGGCTTTTTCGGTGTACTTGGGGTTTTGCTCTGGATACCAGAGTTAAAAGCCAACGAGATCGTGCTGATGATGGTCGGCCAACTCAGCGCCGTGTGGGGCGCGTGCGTGGCGTTCTATGTGTCCACCACGTTCAGCAGTGCCAACAAGACGAAACTGCTAGCCGAAAGCGTACGCACCAAGTAGAATCCTACCAACCATCTTTTAGGAGCCCTTTATGACAACGAAACCCGCATTCCTGTTCAAAGGCAAAGAGGCCAAAGGCGAAGAAAAAGGCGAAAAGAAGATGGGCAAAGCCGCCTATGCCAAGGGCGAGAAGTCTGAAGGTAAAAAGAGCACTTCGCCAGCGTACAAGTACGGCAGCAAAGTCAAGAAGTAAGCTATGTCGGGTGTAGCGTTAAAGATCACGAAGTTTTATGGTGAAGCCCCAAAGGTATCGCCGGAATTACTGCCTGAGACCGTAGCGCAGTACGCGTTCAACTTGAACCTCGCCTCTGGCGACTTGGTGCCTTACCGTCTTCCACAGGTCATCCAGACTCTCGACAAACCCGGTACGATCAAGACAATTTACCCGTTGTCTAACGGCGCAGGGGGGTACGCTTGGCTGCACTGGACGACAGACGTCAACGTGGCAACCGCCCAGATTGAGGGCGACACAAGTCAGCGAATTTACTATTCTGGCGACGGCGTTCCAAAAGTCACAAACTACGCACTGGCGACAAGCGGGACAATGTTCCCTACGCAGTCGTACATTCTCGGGATGCCGCTTCCCACAGCGGTTCTAACGGCAGTTGCGATAGGATTCAGCGAGAAAAGTTCTACGCATCGCGGACGTGACCCCGGTGGCACAGCATACGTCCGATCAGTTGGGCACGGGCTGCGCACGGGGATGTACGTCACCACGACATTATTTGCTGGTACAGGCTACAACCTCGTCAACGCGCCGGTCACTGTGCTCGACGTGGATACGTTCAGCTACTTTACTTTTGGTGCGGCAGAGGGTTCTTACCCAGATGCGGACAGCGGAGTACCGGCGGCAGCAATTGCAGACTCGACTGGCCGGATCAATCTCGCTGGCACAGTTTCGCCACGCACATACGTGTTCACGTACTACAGCCAATGGGGTGAAGAGTCTGTCCCCTCAGACCCAAGTTCCCCGGTGTATGTCAAAGAGGGGCAAGTCGTTACGGTCAACGGTTTACCAACCACGTGGACGCATGATGCAGGGTACAACACCACTGGGATGAAGCTGCGTATTTACCGCACGGTAGCGGGTGTGGCAGCGACAGAATACTTCCGCGTCGGAGAGATTGTTCTCGGCTCCAGTTCTACATTCACTGACAATATCGACATCACCACGCTGGACAGCAACACGATCTTGACCTCGTTGGACTACGATCCCCCCGAACCAACAATGGATGGGATGCTGACCGTTCACAACGGGATGATCATCGGCTTCTTTGGCAATACACTTTGCTTCTGCGAGCCAAACGTACCCCACGCATGGCCGATCAAGTACCGCCAGCAGATTGACGCGCCAATCATCGGCATTGGGGCTTTTGGTAGCACGATTCTTGTGTTGACTGAGCGTACCCCGTGGCGGGTTGACGGTAACAATCCCGGTGCGATTACCATGCAGCGCACGGACTACATTCTTCCATGCTTGTCGAAACGCTCTATCGTCAACATTGGCTTTGGCGTGGTATGGGCGTCTACTGGGGGCTTGGCCGTGTTCTCCTCGACGATTATCGGGACAGACTACCTGACAAAGAACGTCCACAGTTGGGACACATGGCAGACTAACGTTTCCCCGACGCTGCTGAAAGGCACGTATTACCGTGGCCGGTACTTCGGCTGCGACGAGACCAATACCTTCATCTTCGAGCGCAACGATCAGATGGGCGGGCACCTAATTCAGACCGACGTGGTGTTTACTGCGGCGCATTACCTGTCGGTGGATGATAGTTTCTACTATGTGAAAGACGGGATTCTGAAGCTCTGGAACTCGGCCAATAGCGGTCCATCCACGCTCGACTGGAAATCAAAAGTCTTTACATTGAAAGATTATGTCAACCTCGGCGCAGCACGGGTGATTGCTGACTATGAGGGTACCGCTGCCGAAGAACAAGCTCTGGTACTGGCAAACGAGGCTATCGTTATTGCAAACCAAGCAATCATCAACGCGGGAACAGACCTCATGGGTTCTCTTGGTGGGTCGGAGGTCAACGAGCATCAGGTCGCGGGAAGTAACCTACAACCCCAACTTGCGTCCTCGTACTCAGCGGTGTTCCAGCTTTACGCCAACAAGCAACTGGTGTACACAAGCACCCGCTACAATGACTTGCCATTCAGGCTCCCCACTGGCTACCGCTCGGACACTTACGAGGTGCGCGTGGCGACCACTGCCCGGATCAGGGCGATTCACTTGGCTGAGACAATGACTGGCTTGCGGGGCGCATAATGGCGACGTTCAAAGCCACTCCCATACCAGAAGCCGCAGGACTTAAAGACGTCGGCACGCTAGCTGAAGTGCTCAGGGCGATGGCTGAGAATATTGAGATTCTTACGGGCCAGCGCGGGCCGGGGCGCGCGGTAACCAACGACACGATTGGCGTTGAGGTTGGGCAACGGTGGGTAACACTACGCCAGATAAACACGCCAACAGGCGGGGTAACTACAGCCGTAGGCGGCGTACCCTCTTACACTGACTTTGTTCGCATGGCAAATGATTTACAGCAACTGGTGTCAGACGTAACTACCCTACAATCGGTGTTAGTTCTTTTGATCCAGAACTTGAGGAAATAACATGGCAACTCGTAGCAGCAGAAAAAGTCGTGGCGGCGTTCACTCTATCGTCGGCCCATCCGCACAGACCTCTGGGTACTTTAGCAACTTCAACCGACCTGGCGCACCAGAGCCCTCCCAGCCGACGTTGACTACCGCAGGTAGACCCCAACCGGTGGTGCAAGGACCGCAACGCACGTCTGAAGGGGGTTCGTTTGCAGGTCCGTCGCGTCTTGACGGGTATAGCTATCAAGGGACTACGGGAGGCCCGGGTAGCCTTGGCGATGTAGCAGATACACTTGCAAACGTAAGCGCAATAGGTAAGTTTGCGGGAGTTGCGGCGAAAGACCGTAGCATCATGGATGCTGCTGGAGTTCTTGGTACTGCAAGTCAAGCTCTTGGTATTGGCTCAGATGTGTCTCAGGGTAAATACGCAGACGCTACTGTAAAAGGGCTTGAGTTAGCTGACGTCGAAGGGGCTTCTAATATTGCCGGTGCATATAACGCTTATGGAGCGTACCAAGACGGTCGTAATTTTGACGCGGGACTGAGCGCACTAGGGGCTGTAAATCCGGCACTTGGCGCAATAGGCCGAATTGGATTTGGCGCTCTCGATGCTGGTCTCAAGTCGTATGACGTAGCGCAAGCAAACAAAGACCCAAACGATAATCTAGGGGCGCTAGCCACACAGACTGACAATTTTGCCACGTTTGGATTTTCGCCAATGCGCCCAGACGTATTTGGCCCAGCGATGCGCCAGCAAAAAGAAGCCGAAGCGATGCAGGCCCAACAGGAGAACTTTAGGCAGGCTGAAATTCAAGCTCAGAATGAAGCCGCAGCCCAACAAGCCGCAGCCCAACAAGGGGACCGTTCTGCGGGACTCACTATGCAAGCTAACGCAATGCCCGGGGACGCGCTTGATAACTTGATGGGATTGACTAACTCGTTTGGTACAGGCGGTGGGGGCGGGGGCGGAGGCGATTTCGGTGGCTCTGAAGGCGGTGGAGGTTTTGGTGGTCGCAGTGCCGGTACCGACCCCAGCGGTGGCGGTATGTGCGTTGACCCGAATACCCCAATTCTGCTTGCAAACTTAACAAGCAAACTTGCAGGCGAACTCGTTGTCGGCGACCTGCTGTATACCATTCACGAGGGAACGTTTGAATGGGGCGACTACCCCGTGTCGGCAATGTCTATTGTGATTGAGCCAAAATGCTTGATCACGTTCTCCAACGGTAAGTCTATCCGCGCGTCGCTCCCCCACAAATTCCTGAAGGCTGACAAGTCTTGGGTTACGGTGAACGACCTTGAGATTGGCGATGACATCATGGGCGTGAAAGAAAACGCCACGGTGGTCTCGATAAAGCATGCCGATGTAGGCCCGGTGGTCAAGTTGACTGTCAAGGACGCCCATACCTACGTGGCTAATGGCCTCGTATCCCATAATAAGTTTGCCGATGGTGGCATGGTCGGAGGTTACGCAGACGGCGGTGCCGTCGGCCTCTCGTTTGGCGATCAGGCTCCAGCCACGACGCTCACCCAACTGAACTTGGCAAACGGTGGCAACGTCGGTCAGCCGGGTATGGGCATGATGGGCCAAGAAAACCCTGAAATGCTGATGATGCGTGTCAACCAGATGTCACGCGACCCCCGCGTCCAGCAAGGCGCGCAAATGGTCGTCGGCAAAGCCATGCAAACTGGACAGTTGACTCCTGACGAACTTGTGACCATTGGCCGTATTGCGCAAGCCGCAGTCTATAACCCCAAGCTCTACCCACAGTTACGCCAGTATGCGACTCAGCAAGGCATCCCACTTCCTCCTGCGTACGACCAACGCGTAGTCATCACCATGCTGGTGGCAGCGAAGATTATGGGCAAGACCCAGCCGGGTCAAGTACCGCCGACCGATGTAGCCACGATGGAGAACCCCACGGGCGCACCAGAGGGCGGCTTCCTGCAAGGTCCGGGCGACGGGCGTAGCGACTCTATCGGCACGGTCAACCGCAAGAACGGCGGGCCTGTCTCTGTCGCTACGAACGAGTACGTGATACCAGAGCACGTCGTCGCAGCCAAAGGCCGAGACTTCTTCGATAAGATGCTTCGCCAGTACGCCCCTTTGACCCCTAAGGAGAATTGATATGTGGGATTGGCTAACCGAATTTGCGGATACCTACGTGACTCCCGCTTGGGACGCAACCAAGAACTTCATCAAAGAGAACCCGACCGTATCGGGAGCACTCGGCGGCGCGGCTATCGGGAAACTTACGGGAAGCGATAACGTCGGGCGCGACGCGCTAATCGGCGCTGGCCTCGGGTACGGTGCAGGGCAGTATTTCAACTCGCCATCTACCTACTCCGACCAACTCGCCAAGCAAGCCAATGGTATGTCGGGTGACCCTATGGACAACCTGATGGCAAACACCAATGGGTTTGGTACGGTCCCTCACACTAGCCCTTACGC